AATTTGTGCGTTGATATTTCTTTGTTTTTATAACAAGGAATAAAAAAAGGAGACAGACATGGCAACACTAGCAGATAGAGTCTATGACAATGGACTCACAGTTTTAGATACGGAAGCTAACCGCGTTGACATTTGCAGCGCAGAACCAGCAACTTACACAGCCGCAACATCTACAAACACACTAGGCAATACAACCAGCATTACAATATCAGCACCTACTGATGGCGATACATCTGGGCGTAAAGTTACACTTAGTGCTATTTCTAATGGCTCTGTAACTGCAACTGGTACAGCAACGCATTACGCAATTACTGATACAAGTAACTCACGTTTGCTTGCAACTGGTTCTTTATCATCATCTCAGTCTGTAACATCTGGAAATACATTCAGCTTAACGGCGGTTGATATAGAAATTCCTGATCCAGCATAAGAGTTAAGATATGGTCACTCTTGTTAATCGGGCAAAAATGTCCACCAGCACCACGGGTACTGGGACGATAACTTTGGGTTCTGCTGAAACTGGTTATCAGACTTTTGCTGATGCAGGGGTGGCTGATGGTGATGTAGTTCGTTATGTCATTGAGGATGGCAATGACTGGGAGATTGGCTCAGGCACATATACAAGCTCTGGCACGACCCTCTCGCGCACTGTAAGCGAAAGCAGCAATGCTGATGCTGCCTTGAATTTAACTGGCTCTGCGGTGGTATTTATTACGGCTGCGGATGCTGACTTCCGTGAGGAAGCAGTCGGCACAATCGCATCCAGCACCCTAGACCTGTCCACTGGCAACGTGTTCTCTGATGCACCTTCTGCTAATGTGACATATGTGTTCAGCAACCCACCTGCATCTGGAAGCGCTTATGGGTTTACGTTGAAAGTAACTCCATCAGCAACTGTAACTATTACTTGGCCTACGTCTGTTGATTGGGCAGGTGGAACAGCCCCAACTGCACCTGCATCTGGCGAGACAGACATCTTTGCGTTTTATACGCAAGACGGTGGTACGACTTATTATGGTTTTCAAGCTGGGGATGCAATGGCATGAGTATCGCACGGCTGATGCAGCAAGCGGCGGCTGGTGTGCCAACTGGCGGTGGGGTTGTCTGGACCGACCCTGACTTAGCTAATGCGAGCTATGATAGTGTTAGCTTTAGTGTGTTGACTGAGGATACGGCCCCAGGCGGGCTTCACTTCAAGCCTGATGGAAGCAAAGTTTATGTGATGGGTGGAAGCGGCGACGATGTTAATGAATACAATCTAAGTTCCGCTTGGGATGTATCTACAGCATCTTACGTTCAGAACTTTAGTGTTGCTTCTCAAGAGTCAAACCCATCTGGTGTATTTTTCAAGCCAGATGGCACAAAAATGTATGTTACGGGATCAAGCTCCGACGCAATAAACGAATACGACCTGAGTTCTGCTTGGGATGTATCTTCTGCGTCTTATGTTCAAAACTTTAGCGTTTCGTCGCAAGAATCAACCCCTAGAGATGTATTCTTCAAGCCAGACGGCACAAAGATGTATGTAATTGGACTTACTGGAGATGATGTTAACGAATACGATTTAAGCACAGCTTGGGATGTATCTACAGCATCTTATTCTCAAAACTTTAGTGTCGCTTCTCAGGAGACACTTCCAACCGCCGTATTCATTAGCCCAACAGGTCTTAAAATGTATGTTTGTGGGGCAAGTAATGATACTGTTTTTGAGTATGACCTAAGTGTGGCTTGGGATACTTCCACAGCATCGTATAATTCGATTTCTTTTAGTGTTGTTTCTCAGGAAAATACACCGACAGGGCTTTTTTTTAAACCTGACGGATCGAAGATGTATGTCATAGGCTTAGGCACCGACACCATCTACCAATACTCAACCGACTAAGGAGGCATCATGCTGCTAGTCAAAACATCAAACGGACAGGTAGAGCAATTCCCCTACACGCTCGGAGACTTTCGCCGTGATAATCCTCAAACGTCGTTCCCCAAGGATATTCCTGTAGAAATACTGAATAGCTATTCAGTGTATCCTGTAACAGAATTAACTAAGCCTGACTACGATCCACTGGTGCAGAGCATATTGCGTGATGCTATGCCAGAGCTAGAAGCTAATAGTAATGAGTGGCAAGTAGGTTACACTGTAGAGAGCAAACCGCAGGACGAAGCTGAACGTAATGTCCGCAGCAAGCGTGACCAACTGTTAGCTGAAACAGATTGGATGGCTTTGTCAGACGTAACTATGTCGAGTGAAATGACTACCTATAGACAGGCACTTCGTGATATAACGGATCAAGAGGGCTTTCCGTATAGCGTCACTTGGCCCACTAAACCGTAGGAGTAGCACATGCTTGGCTTTAGCCCCTTAGCATCAGCCGCCCTAGCAGATGATGGGGTTGTAGCAGAACAGGCTTTTGGTCTTGATGCTATTACAACAGGTGCGCCTGTTGTTGACAGTTCAAGCATTACTCAGGTTCATTCTTTTTCTGCTGTTGCAATTACAACGGGTGCGCCTGTTGTTGATACTCCTACTGTAGCAGAAAATAATGAGCTAACCAGTACTTCTATTACAACTGGTGCTCCTGTTATTGATAGCTCTACGCTTACAGAAGATCATGTATTAACAGCCATTTCAATTACAACGGGTGTTCCTACTGTTGATGCACCTTCTATTGGTCAGGTAATTAATTTAACTGCAAATCAAATTACAACGGGCGCTCCTGTAATAGATAGCCCTGATTACTTTATTCAATTAAGTGCAGATGAAATTATAACTGGGAATCCTTTAGTTGATCAGCCCACCATTACTCAAGATCATAGTTTAAGTGGTGAGCAAATTACAACTGCTGCACCTACCGTTGATGAAACAGATTACTTTATTCAATTAACAGCAGATCAAATTACTACTGGCGCAGTTCAGATTGATGCTTCTACGGCCACTGAAAACAATGTTCTTACTGGTATATCAATTACAACTGGCGCTCCACAGATTGATCAAGCTATTCCTCTTGGCACTGCGCCTTTAATAAATCCTGAGATTGATGGTGCTAATGATTTGATTATGACGACTGAAGTTAATCGTGTTATTATTTCTATTGATGCTAATGATGTAATTATTAATACCGAAATATTTCTTGCTAGAGTTGCTTAACATAAGGTAAGGAGAAAACATGACCTTCTACATTAAACAAAACGACACCAAGCCAATAATCAGCGCCACTTTAATTAATGGCGATGGTTCAGTTGCTAATCTTACTGGTGCAAGTGTTGCTTTTAAAATGAGAAAGTTTGGTGAGACAGCTTCAACTGTTGATTCCGCAGCAACAATTGCATCGGCAACAAACGGTGAAGTCACATACTCTTGGGTCGCTTCTAACACTACAACTGTTGGGAGTTATGAGGGTGAGTTTCAAGTTACTTATGCAGATGGTGGAATCCAAACCTTTCCAAATAGCAGGTACATAGAAATAGAAATAGTGGATGACATAGCATGAGCAAGCAAACCTTAGCATCTGCCCATGAGCGGATTGATAGTATTGAGCCAAGAATAATCAAGTTGGAAGCTGAGTTATCTACGCTTCAACGCAGTGTTCAACGTGTAGAGAATATCTTAATTGGCACAGCCGCATCTGTAATTGGTTTGCTGATTACGGTACTAATGAGAATGTAATGACATGCGTTCTGGTCGCAGTATTGTGGGGCCAGAGTTTTTCTTTCGGATTATATAAAGTTTGCGCATATGATTGTGGTCAAGAAAGACCGAGCCATGTTTGGTATGATAAGGCATATATAGCGCATCCTAATTACAACTGCCCAGCGAGGTTCTATGCAACATGATAGACCCAGTGACCGCGATAGCAGGGGCAACAGCAGCATTTAATTTTTTAAAGAAGGGCGTTCAAGTTGGACGCGATCTTCAAGACATGGGCAAACAGCTACAAGATTGGGCTGGTTGCATGGCAGAGTTGGATCAAGCTGAGAAGATGGCAGAGAAGCCGCCTTGGTATAAGGCTCTTGGCTCTGGCACTCAGGCTCAGGCGATGGAAGTTTTCTTAGCAAGAAAGAAAGCGCAGCAAATGCGTGATGAATTAAGAACAATCATTAGCCATCCAGCAATACTTGGCCCTTCTCATTGGCAAGAGTTTCTTAGAATAGAAGCTGAGATTAGAAAGCAAAAGCGAGAGCATGAGTTTCGTCGCATGGAAATCAAGCAAGCTATTATTGAGTGGGCTGCTGGGATTCTTTTGTTTATTATTTTGATGGGCGGTCTTGTTGGATTTGTATGGTTGGCTAATGCTTGATCCTGTTGGTAATCTCCCTTTCGCCGTAGAGACGCAGAGAAGCCGTGAGAGCATCGAAAACCATCAGGCGCAGCAACAGGTGCAGGTAGAGCATAACCGCGCTCACAAGCTCTCTAAGGCGCTTGAGAGACAACAACTTGATTTAATGCTGAGTTATGATAAGTTTGGCGCGTCCAATAGTGGACTTCAACCGCAAGGCCAGATCGTAGATATGGAGGTCTAATGGTACAAATCACAGCAAAATATATTGACAGCCTCAAGATACTTCCGCGCTTAATGATGTTGGCAGTGACCGTCTTAACTTATCAAGCGGTGCATTGGTTTATGTCATTGCCTGATCCATCGGTTGCACAATCAGGGCTGGTGTCTGTGTGCATGGGTGCGCTTACTGGTTGCTTTGGCATCTGGATGGGCAAGGAATCCAAGACGACTGTAACTTCTGACAAGGTTGTTCACGAGGAAAAGTATGACAACCGTTGAGGATTTTATGGTGTACCTGATGGTCAGGGCGCTTGAGTTTCTGCTCAATACCAAGATGAGTTTATATGGGACGGTGATGGTATGATCCAAGCATTAATAGGGCCGATTGCTGAGTTGGCTGGTGGCTGG